AGAGTTAGAAGAAAAGCAAAATCAAGACGATACTAACGAACTTTATAAAGCGCAAATGGAAGAAGATGAAAATTCTGACAACGATGGCGATAACAAAGTTGAAGCGAGTCCTACTTCCGCTGATTGGTCTACTGAGGGCGCCGAAGATGGTAATCAAGAAGATGATGGTAGCGATGCTCAGAACGAATCCGAAGAGGGCGCAACCGAAGATGCGAATGCTGAGAAAGTTTCCGATGAAATCAAAGATGAAAAAGACAGTGATGAAACTACTGATGTAAGCATCAAGTCTTTAGGTAATGCCGGTGCTAAGTCCATAACTGATATTGCTGGACAAAATGCGCTTCAGTCTATGGTCGACATGGATGAGGAAAATGTAGTTCGATATCTAGATATACCTAAGTCGGTTGATATTGATAAGTTCATTGTTCCTTTCAAAACTGTTCATGCAGAAATTCTAGAATATTGGACTGCCAACCGCCGTGATTCCGCACTGGCAGAATATGCAAAGAAGTTCAAAGTAAAAAACCAGAAAGTTATTAACTATCTGCATAAAGAATTCGAAATGAAAAAAGCGGCACAAGTCTACTCAAATTCATTCGATACCAAGACTGGTGTTATCAATACTCAAAAACTATTCTCTTATAAGTTTAATGAGGATATTTTCAAGAAGTCAACCGTTGCTCCTAATGGTCAGTCACATGGTATCGTTTTCTTCCTTGACTGGTCTGGTTCAATGGCGAACAATCTAAAAGGTACTATGGAGCAGTTGATTAATCTTGCTTTGTTCTGTCGTAAATCAAATATTCCTTTTGATGCTTACTCATTCAGTAGTGAGTACCAAAAGAATGACATGATTGGAAACAAATCGAAGTGGCAGTCAACAAATCTACATGAGGCGGCACTTGGTAATTGTGCATTGATTGAGATGTTCAATCATAAAATGAACACCCGCCAGTTTAACAAATCAGTCGAGATTTGGTTAGCAGTATCAAACATGTTCTCGCGCCAAAGCGGCGGTGACTTTATGTATTGGGGTCTTCCTCGTAAATACTATTTGTCCGGCACTCCTTTGAATGAAGCAATTGTGCTTGCAATGAAAGTTGTTCCATATTTTCAGAAAAAAGCAAATGTTGATATTGTCAATACTTGTTTCCTGACTGACGGTTCAAGTCATTCTCTAGAGGGTAACTTTTCTATTGATCCTTACAATGGTCGCGAATGGATCAGTGACCAATATTCGGTTGCAAGCACATTGTATGTTCGCGACAAAAAGACTGCCTCTCAAATCGAAATTAAGAGTGAGAAGTATAACCGTAATAGAAATCGGATTACTAAGGCACTATACATGATGCTAAAGAAAGTGACCGGTTGTAACCTTGTTGGTTTCTTTGTGTGTGACCAGCGCGATATTAACTATGCGTATGATACATTTGTAAATGACGATACTCCTAGTAGTAGTATTATGCAAGCGAATGAAAAAAGACAAGAATTCAGAAAGCAATTCAATCGCGAAAAAGCAGTAGTTGGTACGCAAAGCGGAATGGATGAACTTTACATTCTTAAAGGTGGTAAGCATCTAGAAATTGTAGATGAGGGTTTGAATGTTGATCCCAAAGCATCTAAAGCGCAAATTACTACTGCGTTTAAGAAGATGAACAGAGGAAAACTGACAAACCGAGTGATCCTGAGCAAATTTATTGAGAAAATATCTGCATAATTAGAAAAATAATTCGCATTATTGCCATAAATCGTGTGGATAATGCTTGACTTCTTCTGAAAAATATGCGATAATGTATACATAATGATGAGAAAAGGTGATAATATTATGAATAGTCGTGAACAATTCCTCTCTGCAGTTAGTGAAATCTACCCAACCAAAACTGAGTTCAATCGTGCCGAGTTGGTTGAAGTTGCTAATTCGATTGGTATGAAATATGCTCCGTCTTGGATTGTCAAGTCGGATGAATTCAAACTCGGTAACGGGTTATATAAAGTTGTTGCAACTGGTGCGCCAACTGTAACTATGTCAGCACCAGTAAAAGAGGTAACTCAAGTGACAAATCAACCTGTAGCAAAAAAGCAAATCGGCATTGTCGATACTGTAGTTAAAAACATTATTCCTAATGTTTACACTAACTACGTTCCTTTTGGTAACTTCCAAGATGTTAAGGGTATCATACGCTCCAAGATGTTCTATCCTGTATTCATTACTGGTCTATCTGGTAACGGTAAGACCATGATGGTTGAGCAAGTGTGCGCCCAACTGAAGCGAGAATTCTTCCGCGTCAACATTACTGTTGAGACCGATGAAGATGACTTGCTTGGTTCATATCGCTTGATTGATGGCGAGACTGTCTGGTTTGATGGTCCTGTTATTCAAGCAATGAAACAAGGTGGTGTCCTTCTCCTAGATGAGATTGACCTCGCTTCAAACAAGATTATGTGTTTGCAACCAATCCTCGAAGGCAAGGGTATCTTGCTCAAGAAGATTAACCAATATGTAGAACCTGTCGATGGTTTTCAGATTGTTGCAACCGCCAATACAAAAGGTAAGGGTTCAGAAGATGGTCGCTTCATCGGCACTAACGTAATGAACGAAGCATTCCTTGAGCGTTTTCCTATTTGTATTGAACAAGATTATCCTTCCATTTCAATTGAAAAGAAAATCATTGATATGGAGTTGGATAGTGTCGGTCAGTCCGATGAGGACTTTGCCGACAAACTGACCAAGTGGGCAGACATTATTCGTAAGACATTTATGGATGGTGGCATTGATGAGATTATCTCAACTCGCCGACTTGTTCACATCGTCAAAGCATATGGCATTTTCAAAAATCGTATGAAAGCGATTGAGTTGTGCGTTAATCGTTTTGACGATGAAACCAAAACTGCATTTATAGACCTTTACACAAAGGTTGATGCAGACACCGGAAGTGACTTCAGTAGTCCTATCGGTGAAAATACTGTCGCCGCCGAAGAAAGCGTTGACAAAGTACCGTTTTAAGAGTATACTTAAAACAATTGATAGAGGTGTCATGTCGGCACCTCGACATTTAACATAACTTAATGGAGTGAATATAATATGTCAAAAGTAAAAACGTCTGTAAAGACAAAAATCATGAATGCCCTTTCAACCGGTGAGTCCTTCACCCGCAAGCAACTTGCACGGAAAGCACGGACTGATACAGTCAACGTGTCTCGCCGTATTAGTGAACTTCGCGCTGAAGGTAATATGATTTATGCGAACCCTGTAACAGGTAAGCGTACTGTATCATATCGTGTTGGTACACCATCAAAGGCAGTCATTGCCGCTGGTGTAACTGCGATGCGTGGCGCATAACTCATCATTATAGTCACCGAATGGGTGGGGGCAACCCCACCCACTTTTACCATGAGAAAAGTGAGAATATGAAGACAATCAATTATAAATTTAATGAGAAGAAACTTATTGAAGAGTTTCAAACATACATTGATAGCACCTATAGGAATGGTCACTATTCAAAAGACAAGTTTCAAGCAACCGAGTTCATCATTGATGGTGGACACGGCACTGGTTTCTGTATCGGTAACGTACTAAAGTATGCACAACGATACGGCAAAAAGGGTACCGCTAGTGATGCCCGTAAAGACCTGTTGAAGGTTCTACACTACGCACTAATACAACTGTATATACATGATGAGGATTTGTAATGAAAATTAGTAAACAAACTTTTGAAGTTTTGAAAAACTTCTCTGAGATTAATGAGAACCTACTTATTAAACCAGGTAACACACTGCAAACAATTTCAGTAATGAAAAATGTTTTAGCAGAAGCAACAGTAGAAGAAACTTTCGACCGAGAGTTTGCTATCTATGACTTGAACTCTCTATTGAGTGTATTGTCACTATATGAAGCACCAGAGATTTCTCTAGGTGAAAACTATTTGACTATCGCACAAGGTAAGTCTAGTTCTAAGTTCTGGTATGCTGATGCTAGTTTGGTCGTATCACCAACTAAGAGCATTACTATGCCATCAAGTGAAGTGCGTGTTCGCATCTCACAGTCCACATATACTGACTTGCTCAAAGCATCAAATATTATGCAGTTGAACGATATCGGTCTTGTGTCTGATGGTGATACAATTAATCTTATCGCAACTGATAAGAAGAACCAAACATCAAATCAATTTAATGTTGAAGTTGCTGAAGGTAATGGAACTAAGTTCAACTTCTACTTTAAGCGTGATAACCTGCGTATGATTCCTGGTGAGTATGACTTGACTGTTTCAAGCAAGAATATCTCGCATTGGGTCAATGCTAATAAGAACCTACAATATTGGGTTGCATTGGAGACTGATAGCACATACGAAGGTTAATTTAACAACAAGGATTATATAATGGATATTAAAAGTGATGAATTTCTGTGGGTCGAAAAGTATCGTCCACAGACTATAGAAGATGCTATCTTACCTAAACATTTAGAGAAGACTTTTCTCGACTTTGTTAATCAAGGTGAGATACCAAACTTGTTGTTGTGTGGGTCTGCTGGCGTAGGTAAGACTACGGTTGCTAAAGCACTATGCCAGCAAATGGGGTATGATTGGATTATTCTCAACGGTTCAAGTGAAGGTGATATCGACACCTTACGAAACAAAATTACAAACTTTGCAAGCACTGTCTCATTTGGTGGTGGGGGTAAAGTTGTAATCTATGATGAAGCAGACTATTTGACCGCGGTGACACAACCTGCACTGCGTAACTTTATCGAAGAGTTTAGTAAGAACTGTCGGTTCATCTTCACTTGTAATTATAAGAACAAGATTATTCCTGCCTTACACTCACGGTGTTCTGTGATTGAGTTTAACATTCCCAAAGAAGAGAAACCTGCTCTTGCTGGAAACTTCTTTAAGAGAGTTACGCAAATTCTAAAAGAAGAGTCCGTTGAGTTTGAGAATGGTCCTGTCGCAAAGATTGTTGAGAAATTCTTTCCTGACTTTAGACGCACCCTCAATGAACTACAAAAGATATCTACCGCGGGTCGTATCGATGCATCATCAGCAAGCAATACTGGAGATGTAGAGATTAAAGCAGTTGTCAACTACTGTAAGACTAAAGACTTTCAGAAGATGCGTAAATGGGTCGCTGACACCATTCATACAACTGACGCTCAAGACATATACAGAAAAGTATATGACACTATGAGTGAGCATATGCAACCACAAAGCATTCCTCTAGTGGTTCTAAAGATTGCTGACTATCAGTATAAAAATGTTCATGTTGCAGACCAAGAAGTTAACATGGTTGCATTCTTTACTGAGGTTATGGTTGATTGTGAGTTTCAATAATGCCTACACCGTATCTACATAATGAATTGTTTGAACCTAATGATATCTTAGATGTTGATATCTATGATACGAATTCGGGTAAAGTAGTAGTTGTCGATAATTTCTACAAGAGACCGGATGACATTCATTGGATGCTGTCTGATACTTGGGTTGAAGATTGGAAGCGTAGTGATACTAGTAGAAATTTTAAAGACTACTATGATTGCAGACTGACAATTGAACAAAACAGAAACTTTGATAGTAAAGCACAAAAGCAAATTTGGGGTATCATCGAACAAACTTTTGATGACTTTAAATTGATTACTAGAGATGAACCATTGCGGTTTAATTTGTTCAAGTGGATTAATACTCCATCTTCTAATATTCAGCAATATCCTCATATGGACTCTCAAACAAAATTTGCTGGTATCGTATACTTGGATAAATTCAGTCAAGGTGGTACTGCAATTTATGATATTGATAATATAGAAATTGATTATGTCGAAGATGATGATATTAGAGTTGATATTGATCCGTTTAATTATGATGTAATTCCTGCAGAGTATAACAGACTAGTTCTTTACCCTGGATGGTATATGCATGGTGGGTTTATGACCAATCACAAGACATACACCGACAACTGGAGAATGAACCAAGTCTTTTTTTGGGATGTGAATAGATGACAACACCATTTGATTATATAAAAGCAATCAGCAATACTAAAGAGAATATGATTGTTGATGATTTAACAGAAAAAGAATACAATCCATTCATTGTCAATCGTGGATTGAGCATGGGTATTGATACTGTGCTTCAAGCGAATGAGATGAACCAAAGACACCACCTTTCTAAAAAGTTACAATTTGACTTTTTACTAAATAGTATTAGTAAGCGAAAGCGATTTGATAAATGGCAGAAAGCAGATAAGAGTGAAGACTTAGAATATGTTAAAGCATACTACAATTACTCATATCCCAAAGCAGTCTCCGCGTTATCTGTCCTTTCTCAAAAGCAAATTGAACTTATAAAAGAAAAGATTAATAATAAAGGTGGAGTAAAATGAATGAGTGGACAGTTGAAAATATGGTTGAGGTTACGTTATCTCAACCTGATGATTTTCTAAAAATTAGAGAAACGCTTTCGCGAATTGGGATCGCTTCTAAAAAAGATAAAAAATTATATCAGTCTTGTCATATCTTGCATAAGCAAGGTAGATACTTTATCGTACACTTTAAAGAGTTGTTCGGACTAGATGGTAAACAAACAAATTTTTCAGAAGAAGATGAATATCGTAGAAACACAATCGTTAAACTATTAAACGATTGGGGATTAGTTGCGGTTATTAATGAGGCAAAAATTACAAATCAAGCACCTCTTTCGCAGATTAAAGTAATTGCGTTTAAAGAGAAGCATGAGTGGATTTTAGAAACTAAATATAATATCGGTAAGAAAAAGCACGAAGCATAATTACCGAAGGTGAAGTATTGAATTATGAAAAAACGTGACTATATAATATACATGAAGATGCCTATGGTAGGGTCTTCATTTTATAAACAAAAAGTCTTGCTTAATAGGAGATTAAAACATGACTAATTTAACGACACTAAGGTCGGCGCTACAGTCGTTTGACCAAAACTTATTAACCCCTTATGCTGTTGGATTCGACCACACCTTTAATAGGTTGTGGGATTATGCGACACATCAAGCAGAGTCCAGTGGATTTCCTCCATACAATATCATCAAAGATGCTGAAGATGGTTACAAATACACTATCGAAATGGCACTCGCTGGTTACAGTAAAGATGATATTGAAATTGATTTTGCAGAAGGTTGTCTGACAATCAAATCAAAAAAACAAGAGGACACTAAAGATAAGTTGTCGATTTGGAAAGGTATTTCTAATCGCTCTTTCACTAGAAAGTTTACTCTTGCTGATGAAGTTGTTGTCAATGGAGCAGAACTCAAAGATGGTATGTTGAGGGTTGAACTTGAGCGTATCATTCCTGAAGAGAAACTACCTAAGAAGATTGATATTAAATAATCCTTCGGAGGGCACCACCTGAGCATGTGATAAAACTGCTCATTTTTAAATTATGGAGAACCAGATGGCACAAAAAACACCAGTCACGGATAAACTTGAAAAGATGAATGTTTCTACATCAATCATCGAAACTAAAGTATCTGAACTAGAAGAAATATTTGAACAACAGAAATCAGCAATTAAGCAATATCAAGGTGCAATCGCGCAATTAGAGCGTGAAGCAAATAGTACTGTTGGCGCAATTGCAGTCTTAAAAGAACTATTACAGGAAGATGATAATGCTTAATATTAAATTGATTAAAATGATTAACGGTGAAGAGATTATTGCTAAAGTACAAGGCGAAAATGATACTCACATCCATGTAGATAAACCTGCTATTGTAATGATGGCGCCAGGACAAAATGGTAACATGTCTGTTCAGATGGGTCCTTATTGTCCATATACAGACAACCATTTAGAAATTGGTAAACATACGGTTGTTTATGTTGCAGAACCAAACAACGAACTACTGAACGGATACAACAAAGCATTCGGCAGTGGACTAGTAGTACCACCATCACCATCTCAACTCCTAAAGGGGTAAAAGACAACAAAAGACTTGACAAACTATACGCAATCGTGTATAGTATTATAATAATGTAAATGTGAGGTGAGTTCTTGAAATTCTATACAAACGTCCAGCAATGGGGTAACAATATTCTAGTTCGCGGTGTCGGTCATGACGGTCAGCGTATCATGCAAAGGTACAAAGACTTCTCGCCGACATTGTACTTGAGAGCAAACAAACCTACCTCATGGAAGACTATCGAAGGCGAGTATGTTGAAGAATTCAAACCAGGTTCTGTAAAAGAAGCAAGAGAGTTTTGCGACCAGTATCGCGATGTTTCAAACTTCAAAGTCTATGGTCAAACTCAATATCTCTATCAATGGATATCAGATAACTTTGTTGAGCAAGATGAAATTGCTTTCGATACTAGTCAAATCTCTATTCTCTCGCTTGATATTGAGACTTCAACTGAGTATGGTTTCCCTAACATTGAAACTGCAAATGAAGAAATCTTGCTTATCACTGTGCGAGACAGTCTCACTAAAAAGTTGACAACGTGGGGTACTAGAGAATATCATGGTGACAATAAAGAAGTAGACTATCGGTACTTCATGCGTGAAGAAACGATGCTGAAAGATTTCATTGCTTTCATTCAAGAATATAAACCTGATGTTGTCACTGGTTGGAACAGTCGCTTCTTTGACATTCCTTACATTGTAAATCGAATTGACCGACTTCTAGGCGATGATGCTGTGCGCTATCTCTCGCCTTGGAAGATTGTGAAAGGTAGCAAGGTCACGATCCAAGGTCGTGAGCAACAATATTATGATATCTTTGGTATCGCTGGCATTGACTACCTTGAACTCTTCCGCAAGTATCGTGGTATTGGTTATGAGAGTTTCAAACTTGACTTTATTGCAAATGTAGAACTTGGTTCTGAGAAACTTGACCACTCTGAGTATCAAAACTTCAAAGAGTTCTATGAGCAAGATTGGGATAAGTTTGTTGACTATAACATTCGTGACGTTGAACTTGTCGCACAGTTAGAAGATAAACTCGGTCTGATTGATTTGCAGTTGACGATGGCGTATGACTTTCGTGTTAACTATGAAGATGTATTCTCCCAAGTTCGCTGTTGGGATATGCTCATCTATAATCACTTGCGTAGACGAGGTGTTGTGATTCCGCCTAAGAGGTCGTTTGCGAAGAATGAAGCATATGCTGGTGCATATGTAAAAGACCCTGTTATTGGCGCACATGATTGGGTTATGTCTTTTGACTTGAACTCTCTATATCCTCATTTGATTATGCAGTATAATATTTCTCCAGATACACTTGTTAATGAACGTGTAACATGTACTGTTGATGAACTACTAGAAAAGAAATTAGACACTGCACATCTCAAGCAAAGAAATCTAACGATGGCGGCAAATGGTCAGTGTTTCAAAATAGATAAGCAAGGGTTTCTACCTGCTATGATGGAAGAACTCTATGAAAGTAGAAAGTTCTTTAAAAAGAAAATGCTTGAAGCAGAACAAGAATATCAAGTTACTAAGAACAAGTCACTTCTAAATGATATTGCAAGATATGGTAACATTCAACTTGCAAAGAAGATTGCATTGAACTCTGCTTATGGTGCGTTAGGTAATCAATACTTTCGATATTTTGATATCAAACAAGCAGAAGGTATTACTCTATCTGGTCAATTGTCTATCAGATGGATTGAGAGTGCTTTGAACAAGTACTTTAATAACTTGCTGAAAACTGATGGAGCGAACTATGTCATTGCAAGCGATACGGATTCGGTTTACATTAATCTTAGTGGACTGGTACAAAAAGTGTTTAATGAGGGAGAACCTCTATCGAAGGATCAAAGTCGTGAACTCACGCCTAAGATTGTTAGATTTCTTGATAGAGTGGGTTCCGAGAAGTTGGAACCGTTTATTGATAAGAGTTATCAAGACCTTGCTTCTTATATGAATGCATATCAGCAAAAGATGTTTATGAAGCGAGAAGTTATCGCTGACCGCGGCATCTGGACTGCTAAGAAAAGATATGTATTAAATGTACACAACTCAGAGGGTGTTCAATACTCTGAACCCAAACTCAAGATTATGGGGTTAGAAGTTGTTAAGTCTTCAACTCCTGCTCCGGTTCGCGTGTATTTGCGTGAAGCGATTAAAGTTATTGTAAATGGTACTCAAGAAGACTTGCTGGAATATATTGAGAATACTAGAAAAGAATTCTTAACACTACCACCAGAAGAGATTGCATTTCCTCGCTCTGTGAATGGTATTAAGAAGTATGCGTCTGACATAAAAGTTTATACGAAAGGTACTCCCATGCATGTTCGTGGTGCGCTGATGTATAATCAAACTGTGAAAGACAAGAAGATAACTCATCGTTATCCTGAAATCAAAGATGGTGAGAAGATTAAGTTCATTCACTGTAAGATGCCGAATCCAATCGGCGAGAATATTATATCGTTTCTGTCAACTCTACCAACTGAGTTTGACATGCATAGATATATTGATTATGACATGCAGTTTGAGAAAACATTCTTAGACCCATTACGGTTTATTGCTGATAGTATCAAATGGCAATTAGAGCATGTCCCCACACTAGAAGATTTTTTTGCATAGGAGATTATTATGGAAGAGCAAATTAAAAAAGCACTACTTGCACATGCCAAAGGTCACATCGACAAGCATGTAATGAACATTCATGTATTGATGAAGAACCCTGTCGGTATTGGTGAGCATGGTGATATTTTAGAAGAAATTGAAAAAGAGTTAAAGATTGTCGCAGATTATCATGACCAGATTGAAATGATTAATTTGTATGTTGATCCTTCAGTTTCGCCATATGCTGACCAAAAATTACCTTGACATTGACAAGAAAATGGTGTATAGTATATTAAATAATGAGGAACAATAAATGAATGATTTTTTAAAAGATATCGTTAAAGAAAGTAAGAATGAGTATGCTGGCATTGTTGCTGACGGAGTAGAAGCGGGAGACGTTTCAACTTTCATCGACACCGGGTCTTACATCTTTAACGCACTACTGAGTGGTAGTTTGTATGGTGGTCTGCCTGCTAACAAGATTACAGCAATCGCTGGAGAATCCGCAACTGGAAAGACCTTTTTCGCCCTCGGTCTAGTCAAGTACTTCTTAGATACGAATCCTGATGCGGGTGTCGTATACTTTGAAACTGAAAGTGCATTGACTAAAGACATGATTGAAGAACGCGGTATCGATACAAATCGTATCGTCATGATGCCTGTGACTACTGTACAAGAGTTTCGCACACAAGGCATTAAAATTCTTGACAAGTACATCGAACAAGCAGAAGCAGACCGTAAACCTCTGATGTTTGTACTTGATAGTCTTGGTATGTTATCAACAACAAAAGAGATTGAAGATACTGCAGATGGTAAAGAGACTAGAGACATGACAAGGGCGCAGTTAACTAAAGCGGCATTTCGTGTTCTGACATTGAAACTAGGTAAAGCAAAAGTTCCAATGATTGTTACTAATCACACATACGACCAGATGGGTACTATGTTCCCACAGAAAGTCATGGGTGGTGGGTCAGGTCTTCAGTACGCCGCATCAACAATTGTATTCTTGTCTAAGAAGAAAGAGAAAGATGGTACAGAAGTCATTGGTAACATCATTCACTGTCGCTTGAACAAGTCACGCTTGACTAAAGAGAATTCTCTAGTTGATGTGTCACTACGCTACAAGGGTGGTCTATCACGCTACTACGGTCTATTAGAACTTGCTGAAGAAGCAGGTATCTTCAAGAAAGTAGCAACTCGCATCGAACTACCAGATGGGTCTAAGATGTATGGTAAGCAGATTTTAGATAATCCTGAGAAGTACTTTACTGAAGAAGTGATGACACAATTAGATGAATTTGCAAAAGGAAAGTTTAAGTATGGCGGTGAAGTTTAGTTACGTTGAAAGCGATAAACACATTGCAACTAAAATTGATGAAGGTAAGTATGCAGGTGTTCTATATCGTGTAGGTCGTATTCAGTTCGCAGAACCAGATGAAACTGGTCATAGAGCAATGCGATTTAAATATGAGTTGATTAAAATACCTGAAGGAGTTGAAGTCGAAGATGATTTCACTTCTATTGTGGGTGATATTATTGTAGAACAAATTCAAGAAAAACTAGAAGAAGGTGAAATGATATATGCAAACGGCACGGATTGAAAGAACTATTCTATCGAACCTCTTAAACCAAGAAGAGTATGTTCGTAAGGTACTACCGTTCCTGAAAGCAGAATACTTTCATGATAGTTCAGAAAAAATTGTATTCACAGCAATCTCAGAAGCACTTGCGAAGTATAATAAACTTCCATCTTCTGAGCAATTAATTATTACGCTGAATGAAGCACATAATGTTCCTGAACCTGAATTCAATAAAGCAGTTGAAATTATCAATTCACTAAATGAACAATCTGCAGACTTACAGTGGATGACAGATGCCACTGAAAAGTTTTGTAAAGATAAAGCAATCTACAATGCCATTGCAGACGGCATTCAGATAATAGAGGGAAGAGATAAGAATAGAACTCCTGATGCTCTTCCATCTCTATTATCTGATGCTCTCTCAGTGTCGTTTGATCCAAATGTTGGTCATGATTATTTCGAACAATCGAATGACCGATTTGATTTCTATCACACAAAAGAAGAAAAGATACCTTTCAATCTCAAGTACTTTGACTTGATTACAAAAGGTGGTCTACCAAGCAAAACACTTAATGTAGCACTAGCAGGAACTGGCGTTGGGAAATCCTTATTTATGTGCCATCTTGCCGCAAACTATATGATGCACAATAAGAATGTTTTGTACATTACTATGGAGATGGCAGAAGAGCGTATTGCAGAACGTATTGATGCTAATCTTTTGAATATGGATATTCAAACACTTGAAGAACTTCCTAAAAGTATGTTTGACAAGAAACTTGCGTCACTGCAAAGAGAGACACATGGTAAACTGATTGTTAAAGAGTATCCAACAGCGACCGCACATAAAGGTCATTTTGATGCATTGATAAATGAACTAGCATTAAAGAAGAGTTTCAAACCTGATGCTATCTTTATTGACTATCTAAACATCTGTGCATCTCAGCGTTTCAAAGCAGGAGCATCTCAGAACTCCTACACTATTATCAAATCAATCGCAGAAGAACTGCGAGGTCTAGCAGTAGAGCATAATGTTCCTATTATCTCTGCGACACAGACTACCAGACAAGGATTCTCAAGTACTGATATTGGACTTGAAGATACCTCAGAAAGTTTCGGACTACCAGCAACTTGTGATTTCATGTTTGCATTAATTTCAAATGAAGAACTAGAACAGCATAATCAAATTTTAGTGAAGCAATTGAAAAATCGATACAATGACCCTACAAAATACAAGCGTTTTGTATTGGGTATCGATAGAGCAAAAATGCAATTATATGATGTAGAGGAATCTGCACAAGAAGACCTAGTAGAGAACATGAAACCGAAAGCACCTGATACCGTACAGGTAGTAGAACAGAACGGATTTGATAAACTGAAAGAGCAACGCAATGACAAGAAATACAAAGACTTCTCAACCTTCAAGATATAAGTTATTCCACAACGGCGAAGACAACTGTTGGTATGTACATGACCATAAGTACGGTGATGATATTCAATTGTCTGCGTGTAGGGGAATAAGTAAGCGATGTTGTGAGCAACTAAACGCCGGAAGTGGTTTTGGTGAAGACCGAGTCCCAACTTTTTTTCTAAAAAACGCATAAATACTTGATATATAACGATTAAATATTGTTGTTTTTCCGCAACAGTACTTGACAAATCGATTTATATTTGCTATACTATGTCTATAATAAAGAATAGAGAGGTAGTTTTATGCATTGTGTACATGTTCAAGGCGGTAACAAAACTAAGCGTGACCTCGTTTCTGACGCATGTTATTTCTTCATTAAGAAACTTATGCCAAGAATTCGAAATATAGAAATTGAAATCCATATTAAAAAGATGACTGGTGATGCTGTTGGTTATTGTATGTTAACTGACAGTATTAGAGATTATGAAATAGAACTAGCAAATCATTTAGACATTCGCGATTTGATGGTCACTCTAGCACACGAAATGGTTCACGTTAAGCAGTATGTTCAAAAAGAGATGGACTGCGAAAGTGCTACTCGTTGGAAGACATCTTCCGTTTCTGCAGACTGTCCATATTATGAACTACCTTGGGAAAAAGAAGCATATAGATTGCAAGTAAATCTTGCCAAAGCATATTGGATGCAAGAGACAAAAAACATCTAACTCTTGGAGAAGGATAAATAAGAGTATGGCAACATTAAACGTACCTGACATTGCAAAATATGCGTATCGACCAGAACTTCTGGCGAACAAAGTNATGCAACTTGATGGTAAATCTTCTACATTTCATACAGAAGATGGTACATTCGAAGCAACNGGAATTATAATCAATAATGATGAGACATTGAGAACTCCTGGAGTGATGCCAAGTAAAGTTACTGAACTCGCAAATCTAATGCTTTCGTTTGCTGGACAAAAAGGTAATACCATTCAGTTGAAAGGTCATTATACAGGACAAGCAAGAACAGTAACAATTCCTGTGACAAAACTTACAAAAACTGAAGAGTTTGGTGGACAACCTGCAGGTGGTAAGAAAGAAAATTTAGGACTCAAGTTTGAGCGCGACTTATCAAACGCATTAGTCGATAAAGCAAATGGTAAGAAACCAGCAATGATGAATAAACTTGCAGATGAACTTCTTGCCGCTGTCTGTAAACAGAACCCATCTCCAATTCAATCTATTAAGCAAATGGGTGGCGCCAATGAAAGTCGTCCGTTCATCATGAATGGTGGTAAAGTAATGATTGGTCCTGGTAATGCCGCTGACGTTGGAAAGAAACTAACAGATATCACTTGTTTTCACGCCAATAGAACTGAGACATATCTATCTGCAAAATTTTCAAGCACACTGACATTTGTTAATACTGGTGTGAAAGGTCCTGGTAAACCATTTACGGAAGTAGAAGTTAAGAATGGAATTATCACTAATGAAATGGGAGTAAAACTTCTTAGAGCATTAGGTATTGACAATGCAACATTCTGTGCAGTATTCAATCTATATGGAACTGGTAAGAAAGCAACAGGAACAAATTCACATATCGTAGATGTAACTAATGAAATCGACAAACCCCTATTAACATCACTGCTTCAGAGTGCTATTGGAGCGAACTACTGGATGGTTCACGGACAAGGTGGCGAGAAAGCATATTGCTGGTGGGTTGGAGTGAATGAGAATAAAGCATACTCTAACGTAAGTGCTTCTAAATTTACATTGTACTACGGTGGTATTACAAATGGTACCGCAAAACGTATTGATATGAAATTCTCAAATCAGTACTTTGATTTCAAACTAAATATTAGAAATAAACAAGGCGGAGTAGCACCAACTCATTTTTTGCTTGATTATGTGTCCAAAGCGGCGACCGGTAAGAAGTTATTAGGATAAAGTGTGATAAATATGTCACACTACTAAAGTATTATATAAAAAGTGGTAAAAAACACTTGACAAATAGGAAAGATATGGTATAATAATAGCATGATTAGATTTAAAGCACATACAGAGTTAACTGAGAACCGCAATACGCACTTGACGCATATTGAGGAAACTATTATCACAGACGGTGCCGATGGCGCAAAGAACGCAGTCGAATTCCTTAAAGGTGTTCGTGACATGCTTAGTTCAAGTGTTCGCACTGGTGTTAACATCACCACAAAGTGGGATGGCGCACCTGCTATTTTCTGTGGTGTTAATCCTGAGAATGGTAAGTTCTTTGTTGCTACTAAATCAGTCTTTAATAAAAACCCTAAACTAAACTACACATCTGCAGATATTAAGAAAAACCACACAGGTGGACTGGTAGAGAAATTAGAAGTTGCATTAAAAGAACTATCTAAGTTAGGTATCAAAGGCGTCATTCAAGGTGACATGATGTACACTAAATCTGATTTGTCAACTAAGACTATTGATGGTGAAGATTATATCACGTTTCAACCTAACACTATTGTCTATGCTATTCCTAAGAGTGGACCTCTTGGTAAGTTCGTACAAAGTACAAAGATGGGTATTATCTTTCATACAGAATATAAAGGTAAGACACTAGAAACGATGAAAGCATCGTTTAATATAAATATAAGTAAGTTGAGAAAGCAGAAGACGGTCTGGTTCGATGATGCCTCATATAAAGATGTTTCAGGCACAGTCACAATGACTAAAGATGAAACCGAAAATCTCAATGGTTATATCGAACGGATTGAAAGTTTGCTACCTAATGTCTCATCCTACTTGGATAAGATGTCTGCGAACTTTGATGAGAAGAACCAATTTGCTATCGAAACTAATTTTAAAGTTCATCTAAACTCTTATTTTAGGGGTGCAGATGACTTGCCTGATAGTAATCAAATGGTCTCTGACTTTAAGAACTATTGGACTACTAAGTTAGACAAGAAGATTGAAAGTGTGAAGTCTGATGCAGGTAAACAAAAATATAATGAGATTAAACTTGAAGGATTGAAAAAAATTCATCAGCAAGAGAAAGACTTGCAAAACGCAACTTTGTTATACACTTATATAATGGACGCTAAAAATGTATTGGTGCAGAAACTATCGAAAGTAAAATCAATCGGTACTTTTCTGAGAACAGATAATGGACTAAAGACCACCGAACCAGAAGGTTTTGTGGCAGTTGACAGAATTAAAGGTAATGCAGTTAAACTAGTGAACCGTTTAGAGTTCAGTCGTGCTAACTTCACTGCCGCAAAAAATTGGGTGAAAAAATGACATTAAAGTTTACAGACCTTCAGCAAAAACTGAAGGAAGCAAAAGAAAAGAAAGTTGTATTTTCTTTTGGTCGCATGAATCCTCCTACAGCAGGACATGAAAAACTCGCGAATGCAGTAACAAAAGAAGCGAAAGCATCTGGTGCAGACGCACGAATTTATCTATCACATACTCAGAACAATAAGAAAGACCCTCTGTCATACAAAGATAAAGTCAAGTATGCAAAGAAGGCATTTGGTTCTGCAGTTAAATCATCTAGAGCAAGAACAATCATTGAGATTGCAAAAGAATTAGAAGCGGACGGTTATACAGATATCACATTAGTATTTGGTGACGACCGCGAAGGTGAGATGGTCAATCTCATCAAAAAATACAACGGAAAAGAATTTAACTTTAATTCCATCTCATCAAAGTCTGCAGGCAAGCGCGACCCTAATGCAAAAGGTGTTGAGGGTATCTCTGGTACTCTATTGCGCGACTATGCGAAGCAAGGTAACTATAAGAAGTTTGCTGGTGCATTAGCATCTAAACTATCTGATGCAGACAAGAAAGCAATTTATAACGAAATTCGTAAAGTATTTTCAATTAAAGAAGATGTGGAATTTGAGCGTATTGCATTCAGAGAAGCATATCTAGTAGGCGACATTTTTAATGTTGGTGATATTGTAGTAGACTTAAATTTAAATGAAGAATTTGAAATCGTAGAACAAGGAACAAACTTCCTGTACTGCAAAGGAGCAGATGGTAATGTACATACAAAGTGGATATCCGACCTTACAGAAAAGAAATCAGCGAAAGACGATGACACCGAAGTTAGACAAGATAAAGATATCGCCGATAAAGACGGTACACAACCAGCAAAATACTTTGCAGGACTCAAGTCCAAGTCTACCAAATCTGCCAGAGATGCACATTTCAAGAAGGGCGCAGAAAAATCAGATGACGACCCAAGTGCTTACAAACCAGCACCTGGAGATGCGACAGCAAAGACAAAACCTTCAACGCACACTAAGAAGTTCAAAGCGATGTTCGGCGAAGCATCATATAAAACAGTACCAGCAATTGCAGACTATCCAGAGCAAGGTGGAGCAGTCCAAGGAACAACACCAGACGACCCATCAGGAGACTGGATTTTGGGCGATGGTGAAGCACCTATTCTAGGTCTAGATGGTAAGAACGCAAAAGAAGTATTAAAGAAAACAGAAAAAGAAGTAGAGAAAACTCGCAAATCATTTAAAGAACACTTAGGTCTTACAGAGCAAGCAGAAGTTGCTTTTGAAGTCGAAGTTGAAGGTGTCGGTAAGATGCTAGTTGCTGGTTCAAACAAGCAAGAAGTTCAACAGCGTCTTCAAAAGATGTTCAGAGATGCTAGAAAATTTACTGTTGGTAAGAGACTATTAGACCCGCAAATTAAATTGTGGTATCGCACAATGGCGAAAGATGTTACTGAGCATGATAGTCGTTTATCTCACTACGAAGAAGATGAGTTGCGCGAAGAGTGGAACATTGACTTATTTTTAGAAGAGAGTGATGAAGATAAAGAACTTGACATTCCTGATCCTGATGAAGTTGATGATGAGAGTTTAGAAAAGCAAATCGCAGATTTATTCGATGCTTATGACGAAATCGAAGATTTTGCAGATGTATATCCAGATAAAGATGGTGATGGAATTCCCAATGACCAAGATGAAGATGATGGCATTGATGTGGACTCTAATGAGATTCCTGATGATGACGAAATGCTTGCCGCTGACTATCAGTGGATTAATATGGATGAAGTATTAACACCAGCGCAACGTATGAAACGGTCAATGATGATGCGCCGAATGTCTAAGCGTATTCAACGTAAACGAATGATTGCATTGAAGCGTATGTCTTCTCCTGAAAAGTTAAAGAAGAGAGCAAGGCGACATGCAAGAAATAAGTTGCGTAAGAGATTTACTAAAGGTAAACCATATAGCACATTAGGTATGGCGCAAAAGCAACAAATTGAAAAGTTCATTGCGAGTAAGAAGAAAGTTATTGATAGATTGTCTATTCGTTTACTTCCAACTATGCGTAAATTAGAAATGAAGCGCCTTCAAGCAATGAAATCTAAAAAAGAAAGTTATGAACCAATCTCACAGTTGATTGAGACTAATGAATATCGCATTGGTTCTGAGATGTACTATGAGCAATTTAATGAGTGGAAGAAAACCCTTAACCGAGACCTCTTAGATAGTTTCGACATTGAGTTGCTTGAATCCGACATTGGTTCACATGCATTATATGAAGGACAACATGTGCCTCTTGATTGTCCTATGATGGAAGAAGAGCAACCTGAGTTAAACAAACCTAAAGCGGGTGGACCTAAAAAGTATTATGTATATGTAAAAGACCCATCAAGTGGAAACATTAAAAAAGTTTCGTGGGGTGACACCACCGGTCTGAAAATAAAACTGAATGATCCTGAAGCGAGAAAGTCATTCGCCGCAAGACATCAGTGTAGCACAAAGAAAGATAAAACTAAACCTGGATATTGGGCATGCCGTATGCCTTACTATGCGAAGCAGTTAGGACTATCTGGTGGCGGAAACTATTTCTGGTAAACCCTACAAACAAGTAGATGATATACGAACATTTGATGAGGATGTTGATCCTGATACTTTGGTTTGGCATAGGGATAAATACTATAGAGAGATAACTATTCTAGAAGGCGAAGATTGGTTGTTACAGTTAGACAACAAAATTGCTAAAAAACTAGAAAAAGGAAAAATTTATAAAATTCCAGAGATGGAATATCATAGAATTATAAAAGGTAAAGGAAATCTTGTAATCAAGATATGGGAACAAAGATGACAAACTATAGAAAAACAATGTCACAAATTCTGCAAGAAGTGTATTCTGAAGAATTGACAGAAAGCGCAGACGCAGGACTAAAAGCAAAAGCAGATAAGTCTGGTATGCCTCTTGGTGTATTGAAGCAAGTATACAAACGAGGAGTTGCCGCATGGAAAGGTGGTCATCGTCCAGGAACCACTCCACAACAATGGGGTATGGCGCGAGTTAATTCATTTGTCACTAAATCTTCTGGTACATGGGGTAAAGCAGACGCAGACCTTGCTAAACAAGTGCGCGGTGAAAGCGTAAACGAACAAGACGAACCAGCATCACCTGATGAGGGTTCAATGGCAATGCAACAGTTAGAGTTTATGTCATATGCCGCTGGTAAAATGAAAGAGCATCTTTCAAGTGGCGGTGAGTTTCCTGAGTGGATGCAAAATAAATTATCAGCAACGCATGAAGATATGAAAAGTCTATATGCGAACATTGACCATAAAGAAGAAGCAGTAAGTGCCGCACAACAAGCGGCAATCGCAATCTCTAAGAAAGAGCGCGGCGAAAAACCTAAAGGAGAAAAATAATGTTTGGTTTAGGAGTTAATAATCCGTTCAATCTTAAAGAGAGAACAAGAGAAGAAGTCGAAGGTGTTAAGACTGAAGACCAGAGTGCATATCAGAAGTTCTTTGCTAAAGAACTATCAAAGCGTGGTGTTAAATCACCTTCGGAGTTATCTTCCGCTGATAAAAAAGCATTCTATAATTATATTGATGCAAACTGGAAAGCAGATAAAGAGACTGATTAGTATCAGTCACTTTCAGTTAGTGTTATGGCAAAGCAATTTACAAGGGACGATGTTCCTAAAGTAGAAGATTTGTGGTTTAACTTTATTAAGAAAGTTCGTGATTTAGGACTTGACTTTTGTGATAAATCTGTTATACTAGAGTTGAAGTTAAAAGAGACACCTGACCATGAGATAACAAATCGCATGGAATTGAAGTTCGACAATAACAACAGAGAGACTACAATGAAAGTCACACATAATATTAAGGATAAACCTAAAGAGGAAGATGATTACTAGATGACATTATCATTACTACAGTTCGAAGCAAAAGGTCAACAGAAGATATACCTAGATATGGATGGAGTTCTTTGTGATTTCATTAGAGGTATTAAAGACACAACCGGTGAAGACTTTACATCACCTGACCTGAACCAAGGTGCAAAGGGTAAAATCAAAGCACAAGTAGAAAAGCAAAGTGACTTCTGGCATAATCTTCAGTGGATGAAAGATGGTGCCGAGTTGTTTCGGTACGTCAAATCTAGTCATCCATACATTCTATCTGCATATGCAAACTGGGATAAGAACTGTAAAGACGGAAAGAATTCTTGGATTAAAAGACATTTAATGATACCTAAACAGCGTATCAATCTAGTAAAACGAGAAGACAAACAAAAATATGCTATGAGTGATGGTGTAGCAAACATCTTAATTGATGATTACATCAAAAACATTAGAGAATGGGAAGCGCAAGGTGGTATAGGTATTCATCATACTAGCGCAAAAAATACTATAAATAGTCTAAAGAAACTTGGTTTCTAATATAAACAAATAGGAGAGTTAAAATGGCATCTTGGGGCGCAACAGACGCAAATGAGGCAAAACCTAAATGGTTAACTGCCGCTCAAAAAACAGATACATTCGCAGATAGTCGCGGATGGGTCTATCGTGATCCAAATACGGGTCTAGAAGAAGTATTAGTAGCAATTGGACAATTGTCTGGTTCTACTAAACTAAACATTGCAGACGTAACTGCAGTCAACTTTACAACTACATCGTTCAGTGAAGCAACAGGTGGTAACATCGACATTGCTGTTACATTCAACGAGAAGATTACTGTAACTGGTTCACCAACTATCACAGTAACTAACGACCAAACAGGTTCTGGTACAGACGCAACATTTACTGCAACTTACCAGTCAGGTTCAGGTCGCAACAAATTGACATTCCGTGCTACTTTCGCCGCCGCTGATGGTGGTGTAGCAGAAGATGATGTATTGTCAATTGCTAACCAGAACATTTTACTTGCTGGTGGTACCTTGGTTGATGGCGAAGCAGTTAATGCCGCAGTCGCAATCGCTGGTGTAACAAGCACACTTACAATTAGTGCGTAATTTATTGGGCGCCATTTAGTTGCGCCCACCTAGAAAAGTCTATGTCTTGTAATAAAGCATAGAGTGAACAATAAACGTCAAAATAGGAGACTAACATGGCAGACCAAAAAATTAGTGAACTAACCGCCGCGAGTTCAGGTGCAAGTGCTGATTTATTTCACATTGTACAAGGTGGTACGAACAAAAAACTAACAGTCCAGAACTTTCTGGAGAACATTGCTGGTAATGTAAAAGTAGACGGATTTCTTGCATTTGATGCAACAGCAGAGGCAGTAAGTGCCGCTGGTGCAACTGTCGCTATTAATGTCACATCAGCAATGAGCAACATCACATCAACTGCTACAACAGATGGTGTTAATGCACTAACACTTGCTGATGGTGTGCAAGGACAGATTAAAATTCTGACTTTAATTGTTGATGGTGGCGATGTACAAATCGATCCAGCAAACTTTTTGAATGGTACAAGCATCACAATGGAAGATGCTGGTGATAGCGCCACTCTAATCTTTAATGGTTCAAATTGGCAAATTCTGTCAAACAATGGTTGCACAATAGCATAATAGGAGGTTTCAATGAAATCATTTAAACAAAACCTCACCGAACAAACTTTTGATTCCTTCTTGAGTTTGAACGAAGAGGATTTCGATAAGTTTCTTGAAACTCTCAGCGATGAGGAACTTAATGAACTAGAAGAAGGTATCGTCAGTGGCATCGCCAAAGGCGTTGCCGCAGTTGGTAAGGGTGCATACAATCTAGCAAAGAAAGCAGTAGTGAACAAGCAAGGTAATGTTCGTGTATCTACTGCTGGACGTGCAGACGCCGCAGATGCTAAACTTGCTAAAATTAAAAAGAAGCAAGCAGACCGTGAGCGTTTGAAGAAAGCACAAGCAGGTATCGATGCTGAAAAAGCAAAGATGAAAGCAGACCGCGAAAAAGAAAAATCTGAAAGCGTAGAAGTTGATGAGAAGTCATACACACCAATGCAAGTTAAACAAGCAGTTGGTATCGCATCAGACAAACGCTATGCTGGTGGTAACATGAGTGGTGCAGTTAGAGCAATTGAGAAACTTGCAAAAGGTTTATCTAATCATAAGCAAGTTGCCGCAGTTCTGAAACGTCAGAATGAAAGCAGAACAATTGACCAAACTGTATCTGATGTTATCAGCGGGAGAGTGCGCGAAACTGTTGAAGTTGAAGAAGTAAATTCACTTGAAGAAAGCATGGATATCATTACGTTTAACTCTAATGGTAGAAATGTTGTTGAGACAATCACCGACTTGTTGGAAGATGGTTACTCGCAAGTTCCAACAGGTGATGGTACTGACTTAGCACTCAATGATATTAAGAATCCTGATAGTTTACAACAACTAAATGCTCTTGTTGGTGCTGTTGGTATTCGCGAATATGTCAACCCTAAAGGTGCGTTAGTACAACTTCAAGGTAAACTAGCAACTCTTGGTTTAACTTTTGATATTCCTGCTATGACAGAAGATAAAGGCACCGCGTCTACTCCTCTGACACAGTATGGTGGTATTACAGGTAAAAGTGTTAGTACTGCGATTGATGCGCTTGATAGTGAAAATCCTGCTGAAGGTTTAAATCTTCAGATTGAGTATGAAAAAACTCCATTTGGGACCACTAAAGTATACGCAAAAATCGTATAATTATTCGTTATAAATTACTATATAATGAACAGTGAATTGACAGATAAAAACTTCTTGGTCTATGCAATGAAAGCATATAATAATCCACATTGCATGGACCTTGAAGAGTTTCAAGAAGACCTGAAGCGTATTAAATATATAAAGAGACTTTTTAAGAAGTATCTGGACACAGGACAAATTCGAAGCAGATTAGTAATTAATCATATGGTAGTTTTATACAATGTCTTTGGTCCTGAAGCAACAAAGAAAATGCTTTTTTTAAAAGTAGAAACTGATATGTTGTCTTGTCTGAAAACATTTCTTGTGTTTCTGAACTATATGACTGATAAAGAACACATAGATATTACATTAGACCAAGATATAGTACAGGAGTTAAGAGAGTTATAAATGAGTAAATTAGTAGACAATCTAATTGCCCTAAGAATGTTAAGACTATTCACGATGAAGTATGAAGATACTGAAGCGTATCGTTTAGGCATTATTAACGAAAAGGGTGAACAACTTATTTCAATGCGTAAGTTTGTTCGTAATGAGCAAGAAAGTGCATACACTCTCCTACACAGATTAGTATTTCGTCTACGAGGACTTTTAGAGAAAGTTCCTTTCGTCAAGTCGCGTCTTGCAAACTACGCCGCGGCACTACTACTTGTAAGAGAGAAGTTAGTTAAAGAAGAAGAGTTTTTTGAGACCGATAGTGTATTGCTAGAAAAATTAGACATGGCAGAGCATCGTCCTGGGTTCTATCTAGCAGAAGCAGAAATTCGAAAGCACTGGGAAGTTGCCGCGGCAAATGCGACCGGTCCTGCAGTAGCAGGTACTGGAGATGATAGTAGTACTGTTGTAGTTCGTAAGAAGAAGCGCAAGACTGCATTATTTAAAGTAACACCAGAAGTATTCAGACGTTTTGCTAAAGGTAAAAAGAAGTTTGAACGCTGGAACAAATACTTAAACACCGAAGATGACGCGGAAGCAAGTATCTATAACTTTGCACGAAGAAATCCGGATGGTATGATTATTCTACAATGTGCAGATACAGGCAATCAAAAAGCAATTCGATATAATCCTAATGGTGGTGGTCGTTGGAAAAAACTTCAAAGACCAGTAAGAGCAGAAAAAGTTTCATCACTAAAGGAATGGATCGATGTTGAGTTTTGATGTTGAAAATATAACAAAAGGTATTGGTGTAGTTACTGCCAGTCTTGCATTGATTGGTGGTGGTTATAGTGTATGGGATAAATTTGAAAATAAAGATATTCTTACATGGGCACCTGAGCATTTTAGTATAGTGCCATACGATGGTGACTATAAAGTAACTGTTGCAAGAGAGAAACACAGAGATGACTGCACAGTTACAGACTTTACACTCACTGTAAGAGATAGCGAAGACATTGTTCATCAGGCGTCAAGCAGTATTGGTAAATTTATGGGACCGGCAAGCGATAAAGTGGATACATTTGCTTATAAAATGTCATTAGAAACCGACCAACCAGTGGCACAAGGTATAGCAACATTGATTGCTTATATTGACTATGACTGTCCAGAAGGACACATTGCTGTTACATACCCAGACCACGCAAACTTAAAATTTAATATACAGGAATAGTATGTTTACACAGATTAAAATAGTATTCATTATTGTAGCACTAGTTGGCGCCTCTGGCGCCATTTACTATGTTAAGAAGTTACAACATGAAAATGAAATACTTGTACTCAATCAAGCAAAACTTGAGACTGCAGTAGAAGAACAAAAAGCAGTAATAGCACAGACAAAAGAATCCTACGAAAAGATACTTCAGTCAAATGTTGCTCTTAACGATAAAATTAACGAAGTAAACAAGTCAAAAGATGAGTTGCAAAAGAAACTTGCAAAGCATGATATGAATTTTCTTGCAGTAGAGAAACCAAAACTAATTGAAAGAATTATTAATAAAGGGTCCATGGGTGTATTAGATGAAATTGAAAATCTTACTAAGTAGTCTATTACTCGTAGCATTAACTGGTTGCAGTTTTCTACCTAGTGTTAAAACAATTGAGACACAGAAGGTAGCAGTAGAGAAACCTAGACTGAACTTACCTAATCCAGAACCGCTTGACATGAAAAAAGTTGAGTGGGTTGTTGTCACAAGAGAAAATGCAGAAGCAGTATTCGCAGATTTAGAGAAGCAAGGTAAACCTATTGCTCTATTTGCAATGACAACAGATGGGTACGAAGCACTAGCACTAAATATAGCAGATATAAAAGGGTATCTTGCGACACAAAAAGAAATAATTATACAATATCGCAAGTATTATGAACCACAGAAAGAGGAAGAGAATGTCAAATAAAAAATGGAATGGACTGCTCGTAGGAGCATTTAAACGACCTAACAAATGGAGACTTGAAAAACCTCTTACATTTCATGCCGCGGCACTATTAGATAGTGAGATTGCGAAATTAAAAGAATGTAAAGTTGATATCAAAATCACATCATCAGGTAAGATTACAGTACCTCTTGGATACGTTACAGACTTGGCATCAGTTCCTAGAGCATGTTGGGCATTCATTGCACCGTTTGATGTTGCACGACCTGCAGTTATTCATGATATCATGTATGAGCGTATCAACGCAAGACGCGGTGAGATTAGTGCATCAGACTTAGAAGCATGTCGTAAGATTGCAGATTGTGTTTTCTTGCAAGCAATGGGTGAGACTGAACCACTCGTAGCATCATGGAAGAAGTATGCCGCATACTATGCAGTTCGTCTATTTGGACGCTTTGCAATTAAATCATCAGCACCGAGAACATGGGAGAGTTAATCTCTAAAATGTTCAGCGATACGTTGTGGATTTACACAGCAATCGCTGGTGCTTTATTAGGTGCCGCGTTTCTTGCATGGTTTCGCGATACCCGTATGGGACTATGGGCATACTCAAAGTTTGATGAAGCATTAGATTATCTCGTTAATCGATGGGGTTGGACTTGGTTACAAGAACCAGATGATATCTGGAGAAAAAGATATCCTCGTATAACTAAAAAGATTGATGAGTTAGAAGAAAGAATAAATAGTTTAGAGAAATGATATGGCAGAAGAAGTACGCACCGAAATTGAACTCATAAAGAGAGATATTACACAACTTAACTTGGTTATCGGCAAACTCGATTTAACCATAGAGAAGTTGTCGGAAGTAGCGACCTCAATTAACCGTATGATAGCAGTGCAAGAAAATAAAATTGAGACTACAGATAAACATTTGGGTCACAATGTAGAAATCATTCATGAGAGAATAGAGAAGCAAAAACAAGAAATGTCAACTGAAATCGAAAAATCACATTCACTCATCATGGATGAAATCAAAAAGTTACGCGATGAGCAACAAGCACACCATGTTGCTGTAAGCGATAGACTAAACAGACTAGAGCAATGGCGCTGGATTATGGTTGGCGGCGCGATGGTCGTTGGTTATCTCATATCTGCCATGCCAGTATTGAAATTATTTGGGTAAAAGATAATTTTTTACTTGACTTTGTAACCTTTTTAGAGTATATTATGTATTATGTTAATGACAGACCTAGATTATATTCATTCGATTTCCCACAAACTGAGGAATTTCAAGAAGAAGAAAGATTATCTTTATAATTTTTCTTGCCCTGTTTGTGGTGATTCCACGAAGAAAAAGACAAAAGCAAGAGGGTACTTCTATCGCGTCAAAGATATGATGTTGTATAGATGCCACAACTGCGGACTGTCCACTACATTCGGTAAATTACTTGAAAGAGTAGATGCTGAAGTCTATAAACAATACATTCTTGCAAGATATAAGAATGGTGAGACCTCTCGTACTATGTTTGATGAACCTGAGTATAAGTCAGTCGTAATCAAACAAACAACCCTCCTAGACACCGTTAAAACCGTTTCTAGACTATCTTTAGAGCATCCAGTACGCAAGTATATGGAGATGAGAAAGATACCAGAAGAGCGATGGGAAGAACTATATCTAGTCAACAAGTTCTGCACATTCGTCAACCGAATAATACCAAATAAGTTTACTAATGTAGACCAAGACCACCCTAGACTTATCATACCATTCTATGACAAGACGGGTAAACTGATAGGATTTCAAGGTCGTGCATTCGGTAAAGAGAAACCAAAGTATATCACTATTATGCTTGATGAGACTGCACCTAAACTATATGGGTTAGACAAAGTTAATCTTTCCGAAAAAGTTTACGTTGTAGAGGGTCCAATCGATTCCATGTTTATAGATAATAGTATTGCAATGGCAGGCGCAGATGCAAGCGGTTTAGATAAACTTGATTATGCATACAATGACTATGTTTTTGTGTATGATAATGAACCACGCAATCCAGAAATTGTTAAAAGAATGTGGAAACACATCGACAATGACGATACTATTGTGATATGGCCTGAGACTATCGGCGAAAAAGACATTAATGATATGATTATAGCAGGAAAAAGCAAGTTAGACATTATGGACATTATAAGTAAAAACACACATAGAGGTCTAAGTGCAAGAATGAGGTTTGGTGAATGGAAGAAATGCGAATAGATATTGTAGACCATTTTATACAAGCAGAAAGATGCCACTTTTTTACTAATCAGTGTAAAGAATTGCGTTGGAATATTGTAGAATATGATATTTACAATGAGGAAAAATATTTGAGCGGTATGACCGCAGAACTAAATGATGAGATGCGTGGATTTCTAGATGAAAGAATTCTATCGCAAGCAAAAACACTAACAGGTTTAGAATTAAAAATCGTAAGAGCATATATCAATGCATGGAAACCAAACGAACCTAGTTTTCCGCATATTGATGGATGTCACACAACCTGTTTAATATATTTAAATTTAAATTATGATGTAAAGTATGGTGGTGAGACTATTTTCTATGATGACAATAAAGATGCGTGTTATGCGATAACGCCTTTTGCCGGTCGCGCAGTTTTCTTTGATGGCAACATAGTTCATAGAGCATCTTCTTATAACCATTTATATAATGGATACCGTCATACGATTGCGTATAAATTAGGAGAATAGAATGCCAACAAGCGAATTAGAATTAAGGCGAAAAGAACAACCTATAAGTTTTATCAAAGATGTAGAACCAGATTTGAGTGTGTATGATTTGGTAATTCAGCAACAGCAAATTGAAGAGATGGAATCATTTGATACAATAGACGCAGAAGAATTAGCAAAAGATGTTATACAACTTCTAGGTGAAAGTGACCCCAAACTTAGACGCTATTTAGATATAAAACCAACATATGTGAGTAAAATTAAGTATACGCATGATGCATATCCTGTTCCTATGAGAGGTTATAATGATGCTTTACAGGTATTAGTGTGTTTTGCTAAATCATGGTCAAAGGATTGGGGTGGAGAGATTATAGCATATACTGAATGTGAACCTTCAGATATTATTGCAAGTTATCCAGGACGTATTTCAGTTCTATCAAATGACGCATGGTGGAAAGTAACACACCCAAATGTTGCGGCAACTTACGATTTAGATTACTTATTTTTCGTATTACCAAATAAAAACAATTAAAGAAACAGGAGCAGAAATGGATCAACCAAGTATTCATGTCATCAAAAATGATGGTCGGAAAGAAACATTAGATATTAGAAAAATTCAGAAAATTACACAAGAAGCATGTGATGGTTTACATGGCGTGTCCGCGTCACAGGTAGAGATGAATTCGGGTATTCAGTTCTTTGATGGGATTGAAACTAAAGACATTCAAAAAATTCTTGTGAAATCTGCTTCCGACTTGATTTCATTAGAAGCACCCAACTATGAATATGTTGCGGCGCGATTGTTGCTGTACGGATTACGCAAAAATGTGTTTGGTGAATATGAATATCCTCCTCTTTTAGAGCATGTGAAACATAACATCGACCGTGGTGTGTATGATAAGGAATTACTATCATACTACGATGAAGATGAGTGGTCTAAACTAGATGCTATGATTTATCATCAGCGCGACTTAAACTTCACTTATGCTGGATTACAGCAAGTGGTTGACAAGTACTTAGTACAAGACAGAAGCAACGGTGATATCTATGAGACACCTCAGTTTATGTATTTGCTCATCGCCGCAACTTTATTCGCACAATATCCTAAGGAGACAAGACTATCATATGTCAGAAGATACTACAACGCAATCTCACTATTCAAAATCAATATTCCAACGCCTGTTATGTCAGGTGTCAGGACCCCTATACGTCAGTTTGCATCTTGTGTTCTTGTGGACGTTGATGACACTCTTGATTCCATTTTTAATTCTGATAGTGCTATTGGATACTATGTTTCACAACGGGCGGGCATTGGTATTAATGCTGGCAGAATTCGTGGAATCAATTCTAAAATTCGTGGAGGTGAAGTACAACATACTGGTGTCATTCCTTTCCTCAAAAAGTTCGAAGCGACAGTAAGATGTTGTACACAGAATGGTGTGCGCGGTGGGTCTGCTACTACTCACTTTCCTATCTGGCACAAAGAGATTGAAGATATTCTTGTACTAAAGAACAACAAAGGTTCTGAAGATAATCGTGTTCGCAAACTTGACTATTCAATTCAGTTGAGTAAGTTATTCTATGAGCGTTTTTTGAAGAGCGAAAACATTACTTTGTTCTCGCCGCATGATGCTCCTGGTCTATATGAAGCATTCGGTACACCTGAGTTTGATGAGATGTATCTCAAGTATGAGAGAGCATATTCTGTACCTAAGAAGACTGTACCTGCTAGAGAGTTGATGATTAATCTACTCAAAGAACGTGCAGAGACCGGTCGTATCTATCTTATGAACATCGACCACTGTAATACTCATAGTTCATTCAAAGACCGTGTGTATATGAGTAATCTGTGTCAAGAGATTACACTACCAACTACACCTATTCAGCATATCGATGATGAGGATGCTGAGATTGCTTTGTGTATTCTATCTGCAATCAACATTGGTCAGTTGAAGCATACAGATGAGTTAGAAGATTTGTGTGACTTAGCAGTTCGCTCACTAGATGAGATTATTGACTATCAGAAGTATCCTGTCATTGCCGCTGAGAAATCAACTAGAGCAAGACGGTCTTTAGGAGTTGGATATATAGGTCTAGCACATTACCTAGCAAAGAACAAAGTCAAATATGATGACCCTAAAGCATGGGAACTTGTAGATGAACTATCTGAGAGTTTTCAGTATTTCTTGCTGAGAGCATCTAATAAACTTGCTCAAGAAAAAGGTAAATGTGAGTATTACGACCGAACTAAGTATGCAGATGGTATTCTACCTATTGACACATACAAGAAAGAGGTCGATGAAATTTGCAACAGAAAGTTAAGTCGTGATTGGGATAATCTTAGAGCAGACATCAAAGCATACGGACTCCGCAACTCAACTCTGTCCGCACAGATGCCATCAGAGAGCAGTTCCGTTGTGTCAGGAGAAACTAATGGAATCGAACCTCCTAGAGCATACCTGTCCGTTAAGAAAAGCAAAAAAGGGACTCTTAAACAGATTGTTCCACAGTATACTACGCTAAAGAATTCATACACTCTATTATGGGATATGAAAAGCAACGAAGGGTATATCAAAGTCGTTGCGATGATGCAGAAGTATTTTGACCAAGCAATCAGTGGTAACTGGTCGTACAATCCAGAAAACTACGAGAATAATGAAGTGCCAATCTCAGTAATGGCGCAAGACCTACTTACAACCTATAAGTATGGATGGAAGACTGCTTACTATCAAAACACTTATGATGGTAAGAAAGATGATGATGAAGAAACTGTAGTAGAAGAAACAACGAAAAAGTTCGATAACCCACCAGAGTATTTCGGTGAAGATGAAGCATGTGATGCCTGTGCAATTTAAGGAAAAAAGTAATGACAAGTGTATTTAACAAAAACAAAGTAGATTTCAAAAAACAACCAATGTTCTTTGGTGAGGACCAAGGTATGCAAAGATATGATGAATTCAAGTATCCTGTCTTTGATAAACTGACACAGAAGCAACTTGGTTTCTTTTGGCGTCCAGAAGAAATTTCATTGCAGAAAGACCGCAATGATTATAATGAATTGCGTCCTGAACAAAAGCACATCTTCACATCTAATCTAAAGTATCAGATTTTGCTTGATAGTGTTCAAGGTAGAGGACCTGCGTTAGCATTTATGCCTTACTGTTCTCTACCAGAACTAGAAGGTTGTATTATTGCATGGGACTTCATGGAGACTATTCACAGTCGTAGTTATACATACATGATTAAGAACTTGTATGCAAACCCATCAGAGGTTTTCGACACAGTTGTTGATGATGAAAAAATTATGAAACGTGCAGATAGTATTACAAAGTGTTATGATGATTTCATTGATTATGCAAAACGATATGAATTGAATGGTGAAGGTACCACAAAAGAATTAAAACGCAAATTATGGAGAGCATTAGTTACAGTAAATATCTTAGAAGGTATTCGCTTCTATGTTTCATTTGCGTGTACTTTTGCATTTGGAGAGTTGAAGCAAATGGAAGGTAGCGCAAAGATTATCTCATTCATTGCGAGAGATGAAAGTCAACACCTTGCTATTAGTCAACATATTATTAAGAATTACAAGAATAACGAAAATGACAAAGAAATGCTTGATGTTATTAATGAAGAACAAGAATTCATGTATGACATGTATCGTCAAGCAGTAGATGAAGAAAAAGAGTGGGCGAAGTATCTATTCAAAGATGGAGCGATGATTGGTCTCAATGAGAAACTATTATCAGACTATGTTGAATGGGTAGCAAACAAGCGTATGAAAGCAATTGGACTGAACGCAATCTATGATATCAAACCAGGAGACAACCCACTACCATGGACTCTTCATTGGTTAAATAGTTCAGGACTTCAAAATGCCCCTCAAGAAACTGAAATCGAATCCTATGTCATTGGAGGTATTAAGCAAGATGTTGAGAAAGACAGTTTTGCTGGATTTACTTTATAGGGAGCAAAAATGGCGAGACCGAAAACATATGCATGTATAGACTGTGATGCTGAATTTAGATTAGCACACAACATGGATGAGGATTATTATCAAGTTACGTTGTGTCCCTTTTGTGGCGCAGAAGTTGAAACAGAAGATTATGAAGAGGAATAATTAAAATGAAATTGAATGAATATCGTGAATTTGTGAGTGAAGTAACTAGTCAAGAAAGTAAAAACTTGACACAGTTGGAAAGAAAATTACAAGAGTTAGACCACAAATGTAATATTAGTACACTACTAACGGCAAGTATTGGATTATCTAGTGAAGGAGGTGAATTTAGTGAAATCGTCAAAAAGTGTGTGTTCCAAGGAAAGAATTTGGATGATGATACCATTTTTCACCTCAAACGAGAGTTGGGGGATATCCTTTGGTATTGGGTTAATGCATGTAGCGCATTGGATTTAGACCCTCAAGATGTTTTAGAAGAGAACGTGCGTAAATTAGAAAAGCGTTATCCAGGTGGAGCATTTGACGCCTGGTTCAGTGAAAATCGTAAACAAGGAGATTTATAATGAAGTATATTTTGATTAGTTCAATCATTGCAATGTTTGCAACGAGTGCTTATGCAGGTGAAATCTTAGATGTAAGAGATGTTGAAAAAACAGTAATCAATAAAACACCATATTCAGTCGAAGTGTGTACCAATCAAGTAGTTCGCAATGACACAACCGGAGATATGATCCTAGGTGGAATTATCGGTGGTGTCATTGGTAATCAAATTGGAAAAGGTGGTGGTAAGAACGCCGCTACTGGCATCGGTGCATTGACAGGTGCTATTATCGCAAACGATAAGAATGCAGGCGCAAGCACAAGGCGTGTGTGTAATATTGAAACTAGGTATCAAGAAGATGCTGTAACAGTCTATAGTCATTCTATTGTTACGTTTATGCATAACGGTAGAAAATATCGTTTACAGTTCAATAAATAAATGTATGTGGGCATAGACTATTCATTAAGTAGTCCGGCGATTTGCATTTCGCCGGATGAGAAATGTAGTTTTATCTTATGTAAGTTCTATTATCTTACAACCAAAAAGAAGTATGAGGGCACATGGAACAATATCTATGGTGACCTACATAAACCATGGAACTGTCCAGAAGAACGCTATGACAATATTGCATCATGGGTCATTGAGTGTTTAAGTAAGTATGATACCTCATTTGGACTAGATGCAATTCAACATATCACTATCGAAGATTATGCTATGGGCGCAAAAGGTCGTGTGTTTCATATTGGTGAGAATGCGGGTGCAATGAAGATGCGTCTGTACAAAAATAATCTTCCTTATACAACAATATCCCCATCTGAAGTAAAGAAGTTTGCTAGTGGTAAGGGAAACGCCAACAAAGATAAAATGTATGAAGCATTCCTGAATGAATATAAATACTATCAGTTGAAAGATATACTAGGACAAGACACTTTGGATTCACCCGTGACTGATATTGTTGATGCTTATTATATCTGTAAAGCAGGAATAGAACGCCTATGATATTAGCATTACTGACTTTATTGTCCGCAATTAGCATATCTGCAGTTGCGGCACTTTACTCATTACTAGGACTCGCCGCTATTTTTAGTGCCGCGAAGATACCTGTATTATTGATGGGTGGTGTTTTAGAAGTATCAAAACTTGTTACAGCATCGTGGTTATATAACAACTGGAAGAGAACTCCAGTACTGTTGAAGTCGTATCTAACGATTGCTGTTGTAGTATTAGTATTTATAACATCAATGGGAATCTTTGGATTTCTATCAAAAGCACACTTAGACCAAACCATCAGCGCAGGTGACAATACACTTGAAATCACACAAATCGAAAAGCAGATTGATAGACAAAACAAGCGTATCGTTGATGCTGATACAGTTATTGAACAACTAGATAAGTCAGTACAAACACTGATTGACTATGACCGTATCAGAGGTAAAGATGGCGCAATTGCAGTACGAGAGACACAAAAAGAAGAACGTGCATCACTGAATAGTATCATTAAAGAAGCAAGTGATAACATAGCAGAACTAAATAGTAAGAAATTAGAGTTAAGTAAAGAACAACTTGCAATTGAAGCAGAAGTTGGACCACTCAAGTATATTGCTGAACTCATCTATGGTGATGAAGCAAAAGACCACTTTGACGAAGCAGTACGTTACGTTATTTTACTTTTGATATTTGTATTTGATCCATTAGCAGTATTACTACTTATTGCCGCGAACCAATCAATAAGAGACTATCGTAAAGTAAAAGTTGACAATGATAATATCGCAAACTTTACAGAGGTAGACGCACATGAAGTCAAGTTACCGGAAGAAAGTACCGAGACTGAAGAAAGTAGTGAGAGTGCGACCGAAGGTGACCGAGTTGAAGAAGAGGTGCAAAGCAACGAAGTCGAAGAAGTCAAACTTATTGTAACAGAAGATGAACGTGAGTTGTGGGAGAAGTTTAAAAAAAGAAAATACTTCAAAGAGAAGAATTCGGGAATCTTACATCATGAGGTTATCGAAGAAACGAAAAAGGTGGAGAAATGATTAAGAATTTTAAAGATGTTGTAGTGCTACTGATTACAGGTGGCGTACTATTACTACTAGGAGTTATCATTATCGGTGACTATTGGGTAGCACTAGAAGAAAACAGACCAGTTGATGAGAGTGTTATTACACTTATGAAAATGTCAGTAACAGGGTTGATTGGCGTCATCGGTGGATACATCGGTGGGAGTAAATAGTAATGCATGAGTACAGAGCAACAATGTTACGAGTAGTCGATGGCGACACAGTAGATATCGACATTGATTTAGGATTCGGTGTATGGTTACGCAAACAGCGTGTACGATTGCATGGTATCGATACACCAGAAAGTCGCACAAGAGATTTAGAAGAAAAGCACTACGGTAAACTAGCAACAAAGTTTATCGAAGATAGATTTCCAGTAGGTCATGTATTTACGCTAAGAACATATAAAGATGACAAAGGTAAGTTTGGACGTATACTTGGTGAGTTAGTCGATAGCATGGGTAATTCAATCAACGACATGATGATTGCACAATGTTATGCAGTACCTTACAAAGGTCAGTCAAAAGATGATATACAAGAAGCGCATAAATTAAACTATAAAGTACTCACAGAGAGGGGTATTGGATTTAGTGCCGCACCAGAAGAACCATATGACGATAAATATATCGATAGAGGATAAATAGTTTCATGACACTATCAACAGAAATGAATAATAGAATTGTAGACTTAGAGAGAATATCAGACGGTAAGATATTTCCTGCTGAAGTGCGTCAAGTTCCTAGTCGTTTCACTGAGAACATTGCAAACGAGAGTATTATGATTGGATATATCGATGCAGAAGACAGTTTCAAACAAAAGTCTGTAGAACTAGAATGGGATGCTGACACTGGAAACCAATGGGATTGGTCTAATAATGAGTTTAAGTGTACTTATACTCTACCAGAACCAGCAACAGTGGTTGCGGAGCAGAGTCCAAGAGGCGTTTCACCAATATCACAAAGAAATCACAATATGACAGTAGCAGAATAAACCCCTACACACCCAGTATCTAAAGAAAAGCGGCATTTTTGCCGTTTTTTTTGTGGATTTCCCTTGACATTTGCCAATTGATACGTTATAATGACTATGTAAGATGAGAAAAGGAGATATATTATGATTGCTTACTGTGATAAAATCGCTGATGTAGTTCGTAAAGCACTATTGAAGTATGATCCCGATAATATTATCGGATTGATTGACCCTATCAAATGGGACTTACATCCTACTAAGGGTTACTTTGTTTCTACCAAAAAGACTATCGACCTGTGCGATATGAATGGTAAGAAATACCGTATTACTGTCGAGGAGATTTAGAATGAGTGACTACATCGCCTGCCGGATTGCACAACTGTTTATTATAGTTGTTTTTATAATGGGTATTATGGCATTTATTGGAGATTTTACTTGACAACTCTAAAAAAGTGTGTTACTATAATACAATAAGAAAAGGAGTTATATTATGAATAATGTGAAAAATAAAATCCCAGAAATATGTGGGTGGATCGGAATGATCCTAATACACGGAGCGACTGCTCCAACATCAATTTCAGTACTGATGGGTTGGTCAACCAATCTACCACCACTGAACTTCATACTACTAGTATGGTTAGGACTGTTCTTGTTCCTAGTACGAGCAATCTATGCTAAAGATGCACTCTATATTGTATCTAATGCAATTGGATTCGCACTAAACTCTCTGTTGTTATCTTTAATCGCATTTCAGTGAGAAAGTGCTTGACATTCAATATAGATTGTGTTATATTAATGACTGTAATGAGGAGAATATATAATGTCTGTAGATGATATCAAAATGAAAGAACTTCTTGACGAGGTAGTTGTTACTATCGCTGACAAGAAATTGAAAGCAAAAGTCAATACTGAACGCGACCGTTTAGCAGGTGAGATTGCTCTGTTTGAAGAGTGGATTGAAGAAGAGGCGGCGAAGTTTCAATATCAACGCGAAGTCGAGATGGGGTATTAATTATGTACACATGTGCTAAATGTAAAGGCAACAACTATGCGGCAGATGAGTTCTCTTGCTATTCTTGTTTTACATGCATTGATTGTGGTGGGTGTGATTGCGATCCGTATCCTGAACAAGACATGCCAGAAGCACAAGAGATGATTGAAAACGAACAAGGGTTTATGGACAATGACTACGGACAACAATCTATATAAATTAATTGATATTGTATCTTGCTCGGTAGCAATCATCGAACAAGATGGAGAGTTCAAAGGTAACTCTAATACAGGTTATGCTGGTGATACTCCAGGGTATCGTTCAACAAAAGATAAAGTCATTCAGTTTGTGACTAAGTTCGTAGGTCCAGAAGTAACCGAAGAACATCGCCTTAAAGCACTAGATGTTATTAAGTACTTTTCAGTTATTCATGAGAGGCGTCCTTTGTCTGAGATGTCCGACTTTCTGAAAGAGTTGAACAAACTATCAGTTAAGGAAGATATAACTAAAAGTGCAATTGGATATGCGGTTGCCATGGTACCAACATATGATAAATTCAAACTAGACGAAGAGTTCTATAAGAATAGTGAATATGTTGGTGTTGTTGGTACTCGCTCAAACTTCTTTCTAAAGTTGTTGAGTAAAAAATACATTAGAGGCGCAGAGTGTTATCTATATACATTTATGGACCGCCGGCAGAATGTAGTGAAGACATGGGTGACAATGGATAAAGAAGAAAAATTTGGCATACAGGTTAAGGACTGTGTGGACTTAGATGCATATGTTAATAAGCACGAAGCGAATAAGTACAATGAAGTGCGCGAGACATATATAAATCGAATTAAGATTATTGAGAATAAAGGAGCGGCATGATGAATATAGGTGTATGGACTAAACCACAGTGTCCGTATTGTGATATGGCAAAACAATTACTCAACCAAAAAGGTCTAGAGTATACTGCAGTAACACTAGGTGAAGAATTTACGCGAGATGATGTGGTGGCGAAATTCCCCACAGCGCGAACTTTTCCTATAATTACTATTGACAATGAGTACATTGGAGGGTATAATGAACTCAAACGAAAACTTGAAGGAGAATAAGTATATGTATGATGAATTGATTAATGACTTGCGTGATGGTATCTGTAAAGTTACATTCACAAAGAAAGACGGCACAGAGCGTCAAATGAAATGCACATTGAGCGAGAAGTTCATGCCGCATGTAGAGTTTGCAAAAGAGACTAAAGCATCCAAACCAACTAACAAAGAGGTTGTTAAATGTTGGGACTTAGATAAGGATGCTTGGCGTAGTTTTCGCGTTGACAGTGTGAAGATTGCATATCTTGAACAATATGGTGATAAGGTTGTTTAAACCAAAACATATTGATGTTGGTTGGACTTGTTGGACTAGTTCTCTGAGAGATAGCAATTGGCGCGAAACCGTTACAGACAGACCCAAAAAGGTGTCTGGTCCAAAACTCGCGCAAGGTGATGTTCGATACTGTCCAGCATTCAATAATTTCTACAAGAATGTGTTTGCTATTACAATGCCATTTGATATTTGTCTGAATGTTATAGATGGTAAGGTGATTTATTCGCCTATGCCGTCTTTAACTGCAGATGTAAGTAGTCTTATGAGTATTGTATATGAAGATGCTGTGGACTCTACTGCAGTTCAATTATTCTTAAACAACATGTTTGTGTCTGATACTCCTAACACTATTATTGAAACTCTTCCACCCATATTACACGGTACCCGCGAAGAGATTAGATATATGAATGGACGTTTTGATATTCATGCTTGGCAGAGACCACTGCATTTTGGATTTCATGTTCCTAAAGAAACTAAAGACAAGATGAATTTAGATGATGGACTAATCTTTGAAAAAGGTGAGACTGTAATGTATGTTCGCATCAATACTCCTAATGGAGAGAGCGTCAGATTGCATACTATGTCTCATGACGATGTGAAACGTGTCTCTGAATATTCACATAGAAATGTTCACACACCGCTTAATATCAGAAAGTTTAACTTTGATGAAATTATTAATAGAGTAAGATATCGCAGACCAAAACAGTTTCTACGAGACAAGACATACGATACGGAGAAGTAATTGGCAAAGAGTAAAAAGGTAACCGATGATGCACCATCTTGGTTGGATCAACGACTAAAAGACCATTATGAAGAACATGGTAAATACGTTGGTCCTAAGATGGAACAAGTGCTTCTCAAAGTTCGCGAAGATGGTACTAAAGTGTATATGATGCACACTATAGACAAGGCACACCGACTGTATCCAGATGGCACTAAAGTCTATGAAAGCGAAAATACTCAATGGGTGATGCCTAATTCATCTCCTAGGAAACCAAAACGCCGAGATATACATACTACTATAGACAAACAAATCTTTAAGGCGGTAGATAGTCTAAAACATGCTAAGAAGAGAGTTGTTATTAAAGAGGTTCGTAATATGTTAATGGAGATGGATGACATTACGGAATATCTACCTAAGAATGTAGGCATCACAATAAGCAGACGCATAGGTATTCTAGTGGACAAGCGCAATCTAGAATATGAGAAGCAAACCAAGACCCGTACAGTTCTAGTGAGAGGTAAATACAAATATGTCGGAGGATAATGTCATTCAATTCCCGAAGGTGAACAGTCGAACCGCTAACCTTGAAGCAGAAGCAACTGCAAATCTAATCGAAGATATGCAAAGGACAAAAGCGACTGAAGTGAGCAATTTCCTCGCAGAAAGTATTCTTATGGCAGGTGCTAAAGAAATGGTAGCGAATGGAGTTGATGTACAAGACCCTGAGTTTCTTAAAGATTACGCATTTGCATTAGAGGCATTGCGTAGTTGTCTTATGAGACACGGAAGAGTGCATCATGATTTTCAAGACCTAGTAGACAAATATTGCAAGTTTAAAGTCATTAAAAACAGAGCAGGAGAAATCTCTCAGGTTGGATTGCAGTTAATGATGGATGAATTAAATGAAGATTATGAGGATTAATGCTTGACAAACACATGAAAATGTGCGATAATAAGTATTAACAATGAAGAGAGATATACTATGATTTTAGTCGATTTGAACCAAGTGATGATATCTAATTTGATGATGCAATTACAAGGAGCAACAAAAGTTGATCCTAATCTTGTGCGTCATATGATTTTCAATTCATTACGAATGTATAAACAGAAGTTTAGTAAGAAATATGGTGATTTGATTATTTGTTGTGATGACAAGAACTATTGGCGCAAGCAAATCTTCCCACACTATAAAGCATCACGCAAAGATGACCGTGAGAAGTCCTCGTATGATTGGAATGAAATCTTCACTGCACTAAATGAAGTGCGTGATGAGATACGCGAGAACGCTCCTTACAAAGTATTGCAAGTAGAACATGCAGAAGCAGATGATATCATCGGTACAATCTGCCATGAGCATGGGCGCGACTTGGGTGGCGATCCCATTCTCATTCTATCAGGCGACAAAGACTTTCAACAGTTGCAAGAGTATAGTAATGTCGAGCAATTCTCTCCTATCTTAAAGAAGTTTCTCAAGTGCAATGACCCTAAAGGTTACCTACTTGAACATATTCTTAAAGGTGATAGAGGCGATGGAGTACCAAACATTCTATCTCCGGGTGATGTATTCGTCACAGGCGGTCGACAGAAACCTATGAGTAAGAAGAAGATGATTGAATTTATACAGAACCCACCTGTAGACTATGAGCGTTTTAAAGAGAACACTATCCTTGTAGACTTAAAGCAGACGCCTAAAGACATGCAAGCGACTATCTTAGAACAACTAAACAGTGCTATGCAAGGTAGCAAGCGTAAGTTGCTTGACTTGTTTATCTCAAAGCGAATGAATTTGCTGATTGAGAGCATTGAGGAATTTTAATGAAAATACTGACGTTACATGTGCAAGGTCATGATGCAAATGCGACATACTATGATGGTACTGAAGTTAAGTATATATTGCTAGAGAGAGTTAAGCAAGTAAAAAAGTATGCGTATGAACACTATGAATTTGCTAAGATTGCAAATGATTTAAAAGTTCTCAATATTGATTGGCAGAACTTAGATGTATTTGCATTTGACATGTTACAACCTAAAGGCGTTGACTGGGACTGGAAGTTTACTGACGGTCCTGTGCGAGAGGTATCGCAAGATTTAATAGAAGAAGCATTTCCGTTTCTTCCTGTTAGAGCAAAGAAATACTATCGTGTATTACATCACTATGCACACAGAAGATGTGCAGATTGGTTATTTGGTGATACACAGAAAGCACTAGTTATCGATGGTCATGGAGATTACCATGAACATATCAGTGTATTTGACGGAGACAAAAAGACCGTAGAACATGTGTCAACAGAGATGTTCAGTATTGGTAGACTATATGCTCTTGCATCACTATTGTTTATCAGTAATCCTGTCGCTAGACCTGGAGGAACAATCGACCAAGTTGGTAAGTTAATGGGACTTATGTCCTATGGAGAATTTAATGAGAGTTATGCAAAATATCTGCGAAAGTTTTCATTCAAAGAAGTTACCGCACAGATGTATAATAGAGTTTTGTTCGAACAGCATCAATATTTAAAGAAACCTGAATTTATTAGTGAATGCACCCAAGACAGCATAGGCATCACGCCAAACTTTGATGCGATTGATTGGATACACACATGGCAAGAGGTTCTTTTCGATTACATGATAGAATTCTGTAAAGAGCATTTTGATAAGAATGAACGCTTCACATACAGCGGAGGTGTTGCACACAACGTATGTTTTAATGAGAGATTGTCTAAAGAGTTTCCTAATGTGATGATTCCTCCATGCGTGGGTGATGAAGGACTGTCTCTTGGTATGATGCATGAGATAGCAAGCATGAATGACCTTATATTAAGTTTTCCTACGGGTCAGTACACAGATGAAACTTTATATACGCCGTCTAGTGAAACTATAGACATTATGGCAGACTATATTTCTCACAGTAACATAGTTTGTAACTTTCAAAGTTCATCAGAGATAGGACCTAGAGCATTAGGTCGAAGGTCTATATTCTATCGAACGGATCAGATTAATGTTCCTAAGTTGATGAACATACGAAAAATCAAAAGTAGAGAGTGGTGGCGTCCATATGGCATCATCATCTTAGAAGAAGAACTGGAGAACTACCTAGATACAAAAACGAAGTCTCCTTACATGCTACATACTGCACAAGTAAAAAACAGAAAAGCACTACAAGGAGTAGTACATGTTGATAACAGTGTTAGATATCAAACAGTCAATGAAGATGATGGTTGGTTGTATGATTTAGTAAAACGAGTATATGAACTGACAGGTACTCCTGCAATAGTTAACACATCACTCAATGCTCAAGGTTTTCCAATCGTATATGATGAAGCGCAGATGAAAGAGTATATGCAATTAGTACCTAGTGATATTTTTGTTATTGGTAACGAGATATATGGAAATGAAAAATGATTGAAGACTATGGAACATTACACCGCTTTGGTCCAACTCTGTTTAAAACAGAAATCACTGATGAGTGTTTAGAGAGATTGCAATTTTCGATAAATGTTGCAACAGAAAAGTACAATCAATCATTAGCAGGTAACATAGTAGATGAACGTGCGCTGAGTATAGATGCTGAGACAGAAAATGAAATCTTAGAGAGATGTGGTTTGTATATGACTAAGATGGACCAACAACCTTATCATAACTATCCTCATTATGTACACACATCTAAAATAACAGGTATATGGGTTAACTTTCAGAAAGCATTTGAATGGAACCCGCCACACTTTCATACAGGAGACCTATCGTTTGTAATATACATTGATAATCCTATTGACTATGAGTTAGAAGCGAAGCACCCAACGCAAGAAGGTACTTCACCAACAGCAGGAGTAATTAGATTTAGATATGGCGAAGACCATGCTTTGAGCGATAAAGCAATTGATTTTGTACCATCAGCAAAAGAGATGCTAATCTTTCCTTCTTGGTTAGAGCATCAAGTATTTCCATTCACACAAGAAGGCATCACACGCATTAGTATAGCAGGTAATGTCGATGTGCTGAAGCGTATAAATATAGATTAGCAACAACATTCAATAAAGGTGAATTAACAATGAGAAGAAATATTCCAGAAATTTTGACAGAAGTAAATGATGCTCAAACCAAAGCAGAGCGTATTCGACTGTTACAATCATACAACCTACGACCGCTAAGAACAGTTTTAGCACTAGCGTTTGATAAGAACATCGAACTAGACCTGCCTGAAGGGGCGCCACCGTTTAAAAGAGACCCTAGAGAACCGATTGGTCTTTCTAGCGCCTCATTATATACTGAGAGTAGACGCTTGGCAAGATGCGCCAAGACAGACCCACTACCTCGCATGAAAAAAGAGATGGTTTTCGTGCAAATCTTAGAAGGTATTCACTATACTGAAGCAGATTTAGTGTGCGCCGCTAAAGATAAAAAGTTGGAAGAGATGTATCCAAACATCACAAGAGAGATTGTACGCAAAGCATTTCCAACGCTACTGACTGATGTACAACCTAATCAATTTACTAAAAAGGATGATGAAGATGAGTAATGACTGGCAAGATGCAGTATTTGAACTAGATGACCTCGTAAGAGAGACTAAATTAGAACTACAGACATTTCACGAAAAAGGTAATAAGTCTGCAGGTACAAGAGCAAGAAAAAAGATGTCTGAACTTGCTAAATGGTGTGCTAATCAGCGCAAAGCAGTACAAGACGCGAAAAACAATCCAGACCCAACGGTGTAGTAATGTTTAAAACTTTTGATAATGTACTCAGTGAAGCATTACATAGCGAGATACTTGCAACGGTATCTCGCACCGATTTTCTTTGGTCATATTCAGAGAATACTGTAGATGACTACATTGGTGATGATAGTCCACAATTTACAAGAGTTATTCAATCCGGCAATAGTCTTATGTATCAACCAGGCGTCAAGTGGGTAGATGCAATACTTACTGCACTTGATATTCCTGAATGTGAGGTAATTCGTGCGAAGGTAAATATGCTGTTTCCGCAAATAAGAGCAACTTCAGCATTACCATTTCATGCAATGCACACCGATGTTAATACAGATGCGCTTGATGCAGACAAGTTTCATAGCATTCTATACTATATCAACGCGGCAGACGGTAATACGTTCTTCTTTCCTGAGACCGATGCGCCTTTCGAAATACCACCTACAATGAATAATGCAATACACTTCAGTAGTCTTCTTAATCATGCTTCTAGCAGTCCGGTAGATGCTTCTAGGCGACTTGTAATGAATATAGTAGTAAAATATAAATAATACCAATAAGGAGAATTTATGGACCCGTATATTCACACAATATTAGCAACAGCAATGCTTTTCAGCGCATGGCGTTTCGGTAAATGGCAATCTACTAAAGACGCATTAGAGCGTTATACAGAGACATTAGAAGAACACGGTTATGTACACATTCAAAAGATGCGAGATGGGTCATACGAGTTCATAAAGCACTGGAAACATCAAGCAGAAGAGCAATCACAAGAGCAATGAATGAGTTCGAATACTTATGGATGCTTATACTCATACCCATTTGTTTCGCAATTATTATGATTTTTATGTTTCTTTTTACTTGACATTTATGTAAAGTTCTGTTATATTATATAAGTAAGATGAATTGTAACAGAGAGGTTTCAAATGGTTACCAATCGTCCCAAATGTCAAGTTCCCAATTGCGGTAAAAACGCACACAATACAAGCACAACTGCTAATCCAAAATGGCGCAAATCAACATGGGTTCGTGAAGAATTCGGTGTTGAAGAAGGTTACGTCTGCAACAAGCATCACGCTATGAATTACGCCATTGGTGGTTGGGTATACAAACAGCATCGCAAGACGTATTGTGAAAACATCGATAATCGTCTAGGTCACGGTAAATGCACAACAACAATCATTGATCCTGAATGGCAGTTAGAAGTCGACCACATTGATGGTAATCACGAAAACAATGAAGAGAGCAATCTACAAACATTATGTGCTTGCTGTCATCGCCTAAAGACGAGAGACAATCGAGACTACTTATCGTTACCTCATGTATTCATAAAGAAAGTCGCATGAACAGAGAAGACATACATCAAGAAGCAATACCACTCATCGTTGCGCTTACTCTCGCATTCGTAACGTATGATGTATTCAACGAAAGCGCCGCATATATCATAGCACTTCTCG